ACAACCTCCATAACAATTAGCGGAACAACATACTCTATTTCCGGCGGAACAGGCGGCGGTTTTGGAAATAGCGGTTCTCCCGGTTCTGCGGGGTCAACTGGAACTGCAAGCAATATGGATTCGTCAATTACGCCAATTACGCCAGTTAACTCTCTCTATGGTGGTTGTGTTGACACGCCTTATGGGTTTACGGCAGGTGGTCAAATTTACACATCCGTTGTCCAAATTCAATCGGGCCGCAATGGATACGGGTTTGGCGCGGGGGGTGATGGTGCATATAATGCAAGTTATAGCGGCGCTGGCACACAATCCGGCGGCAATGGCTACCAAGGCATGATCCGCATTTGGGAATACACCTAATGCAATATACGTGGGAATTTCCTCAGTTTATTGTAAACCCAACATCTGATGGATTAACCAACGTAGTTACGGCCATTAATTGGGTTTGCACGGGTACAAATGGTACTGTCACATCATCTGCATCTGGTACGGCTAATTTAGGTTCGCCAAACCCAGCAGAATTCGTTCCATATGCTGACATTACTCAAGAAATGGCCTATCAATGGGTTGCGGGTTGTATTAGTATGCCCGGCGTTGAGGCGCAAATTGCTTCACAAATTAACCTATTAAGTGAAACAACGTCACAAACCCAACAACCACCATTCTAAGAGGATTCAATGGAAAATCTTGAACTTGACCTTAAACTTACCGTTGCTCACGTTAACACTGTGCTTAAGCATCTTGGTGCTGGCGTCTATGCTGAAGTTGCTGATCTTATTAATCTCCTACATGGTCAGGCAAAGCCTCAAGTTGAAGCTGCCGCCGTTGCGCCTGTTGCGGCGGAACCAGCACCGGAAAACCCACCTGCTGAATAATATGGACTAAGTATGGACCCGTTTACCCTCATCGCTGGCGCGACTGCAATCTATAATAGCATCAAGTCCGCCGTCGATGCAGGGCAGGACGTAATGGAAACTGCAGAAAAAGTGGGCAATCTTTTCAGTAAGGTTGCCCAAATTGTTACTATTGCGTCTACACCACGCAAAAAGAAATTATTCCAAAGCCAAGCTGAGTTTGAGGCTGAAGCGGTTAAGATTTATGCCGCCAAAGCCAAGGCTCAGCAAATGCAGTTGGACGTTAAAAACATGTTTGTGGGACAATATGGCCCCGCCGCATGGGAAGGTATTCAACGGTCAGTCATTGAGATGCGGAAGGAAGCTGCCCGTCAAGCTGCGGCTGCCTTGAAGGAACAGGAAGAAAACCGCAAGGATTTGATTATGGTTAGCAGTATTGTAGGTTTTCTGGTATTAGGCATTGGCGCGATTGGCTTATATCTTATGTTAACGGTGAAATAACATGGACATTCTTAAAACTTTCGGACCATTACTTGGTTCAGTTGCTCCTACTATTGCGACGGCTCTAGGCGGCCCAGTGGCAGGTATGGCAGTTAAAGCCATTTCCAGTGCTTTATTTGGGCATCAAGATGGAACAGAGGACGACATTATGTCGGCTTTGGCTAATCCAAATGGCGACCAATTAGCCGCTCTCAAAAAGATTGACGCAGATTTTAAGGTTCAAATGAAATCTTTGGACATTGATCTGGAGCGGATTTCTGAACAGGACCGTGATTCAGCCCGTCAAATGCAGATTGCAACGCGGGATTGGATTCCTCGTGTTTTGGCTGTTGGTGTGACAATCGGGTTCTTTGGCATCATTGCCTACATTTTACATTTTGGCCTTCCAGCTACGGGTGGTGAAGCACTTCTTATGCTTATTGGGACGCTTGGAACTGCTTGGACTGGCGTTATGGGATTTTATTTTGGCTCTTCTGCTGGTTCGAAACAAAAGACTGATGCGCTTACGGCTTCTTTGGGGAACAAACAGTGAACGGTAATTTTGAACAATGTTTAGCCCTCGTTCTTAAATCTGAAGGTGGGTATACGGATAATCCCAAAGACCCCGGCGGTCGTACAAATCTTGGCGTAACGCAAAAAGTTTGGGAATCTTGGGTGAAGCGAGATGTTACTGAAGCTGAAATGAGGGCTTTAGGGCCGCAGGACGTGGCTCCTTTGTATAAGGCTAATTATTGGGATAAGATCAGTGGCGACTCACTTCCTCTTGGCATTGACTATGCCACTTTTGATATGGCTGTTAATAGTGGGGTAGGCCGTGCGGCGAAAACCCTTCAGCAGGTACTCGGTGTGGGTGCGGACGGACAAATCGGCCAAGCCACAATTAGTGCTTGTGAAGCGGCTAACGCTCGTGAAGTTGCTACGGGAGTCTGTGAAGCAAGACTAGCCTTTTTGCAAAGTTTGCCCACGTATGGTACGTTTGGCAAAGGTTGGTCAAATAGAGTTGCGGCGGTAGAAAAGGCTGCCTTTGACATGGCATCGTAGGATTAAGTTATGGCCTTAACATACTCAAGTTACGTGCAGCAAATTAGCACAATGGCCGTCATTCCGTCCAATGATACCAATTTCACGATTATTTTGCCTCAAATGATCAGCTACGCAGAATTGCGTATGCAGCGTGATTTGGATTTTCTTTCTACCCAAATTAGCACGACAGCTTATTCCTTTACCTCCAGCAACAATACGTTAACTTTACCTACGTCGCAGTTTATTGTCCCGCAGACTTTTGAAGTAGTTAATTCCGGCGTGTCATCGCCACTATTGCCAGTTACTAAAGAATTTATACAGAATGTTTACGGATCAGGTTCTACGACAGGCTTACCTCAGTATTTTGCTGTTTATGGGGGCGATACTGCTACTACAGGTAATACTAGCCAATATATGATTGTGGGGCCAACGCCTGACAGTAACTACGGTACTATTATAACTGGCACTGTCCGTTCTGCGCCGCTTTCTGCCACAAACACGACAACTTACATTTCAACGTACCTGCCAGATATGTTTATCATGGCAAGTATGATTTACATCTCCGCATTCCAGCGCAACTTTGGGCGTATTAACGACGACCCACAAATGGCGCAAACCTACGAAAGCCAGTATCAGGCTTTGAAAGCCAGTGCGTTGGTTGAGGAGAATCGCAAAAAATATGAGGCAGCTGCTTGGTCGTCTTACTCACCTGCCCCCGCCGCTTCGCCAACTAGGGGTTAATCATGCCCTTTGGTACGATCAAACTCAAACCCGGCGTTGATACAAACGTCACCCCAACCTTAAATGAGGCGGCGTATTCTTCTTCGCAATTGATTCGCTTTTTGCCAGAGCGGAACGGGTTTGGGTTGGCTCAAAAGCTTGGCGGATGGGTAGCGTATTATAATTCTGCTATTGGCTCAGCGATTCGCGCACTTAAGGGTTGGGCTGATCTTAATGCCATCAACCATCTTGGGATTGGTGCTGAATCGTCTCTTAATGTTTTGACTGGCAATAACCTTGTTAACATTACACCACAAACAAGCATAACCAACACGGCTCCAGTATTTGCGACAACATCTGGGTCTAAAACGGTAACTATAACTGATTCAAATATTACAGCATCTGTTTTAGATTATGTTGAATATATAACGCCAGTTGCAGTGGGGGGATTAGTTCTCTCAGGGCCGTATCAACTGTCAACTGCAGCTGGAACGACATATTCAATTATAGCATCCTCTGCTGCAACTTCGACCGCTAATACCTCAACCAATACAACGGCTGGGTCATTTACGATTGGCAATACCTATCAAATCGTTACTGTTGGCACGACTGATTTCACCCTTATTGGCGCATCAGCCAATACGGTAGGTATTATATTCAATGCTACTGGTGTTGGAACTGGCACGGGTACAGCTAAATTAGTTGGTGTTCCTGCATTCCAAACAGTAAACGGGCAATCTACGGTTACATGTTACCTTGATAACCACGGGTATTCCGTAGGTTCGACGTTTTACGTTGGTGTATCCACGACCGTTGGGGGCATTACACTTTTTGGTTTATACACCATTTTAACAGTTCCAAGCGCAAGTTCGTTTACTTTTGCCGCCGCAAATACCGCAACGTCCTCCGCTGGCCCAACTGCAATAAATAGCGGTAATGTCCGGTCTAATTTTTATATTGCTATTGGCCCCCAGCCCACGGGGACTGGGTATGGTGTTGGCGGTTATGGCACAGGTGGGTTTGGCGTTGGGTCAACTCAACCGTCTGTTCCCGGCACCGCGGTCACTGCGACGGATTGGACCTTAGATAACTTTGGTTCATATTTAGTTGCGTGTCCCGCTGGCGGGGCAATTTATTACTATGACCCTAACGGACAATTGCAGAATGCCCAGATTGTGGGTGGCAGTGGGTCACTTGTTAATTCAGGCATTTTTGTTGCGATGCCTCAACGTCAGATTATAGCTTATGGCTCGTCATTTAATCTACAAGCAGACCCTATGCTTGTTAGGTGGTGTGATGTTGGCGATTTCACTAATTGGATAGCCTCGTCAACTAACCAAGCTGGTTCATACCGCATCCCAACAGGTTCAAAAATTGTGGCTGGTATTCAAGGCCCACAACAAGGCTTGCTTTGGACTGACTTAGACTTATGGGCAATGCAATATGTTGGAACGCCCTTTGTCTATAGCTTTAACAAAATTGGCTCTAATTGCGGAGCGGTATCAAGACATTGCACTGGTCAGCTTAATGGCGCTGTATATTGGATGTCCCAAAGACAGTTTTTTATGATGATGGGTGGCGGCCCACAGCCAATACCATGCCCTATCTTTGACGTGATTTTCCAAAACATTAACAAAGATTACATTAGCAAAGTAGCTTGCGGCGTTAACAGCCAATACAACGAGATTACGTGGTATTATCCATCCGCCTCTGCTACAGAAAATGATAGCTATGTTAAATATAATACACAAACCCAGCAGTGGGATTTTGGTACGTTAAGCCGCACGGCATGGATAGATCAGTCTGTCCTTGGTCCACCTATTGGGGCGTGTGGAGACACGTATATTTATCAACATGAAGTGGGCAATGACGCTGCCAGTGGAACGTCAACCACTGCCATGTTGTCGTCATTCCAGACAGGTTATTTCCAATTGGCTGAAGGCGAAAACTTGGTCTTTGTGGATCAAATTTGGCCGGACATGAAATGGGGTACATACAGCGGCAACCAAAATGCTACTGTTTACTTGACCATTTACTACACCAACTACGCCACTGACACAGCCACCTCACCATCAACCAGTTACTAT